TTTTCAAACTCTGAAGGTGGTTTAGGTTTAGGCTGCATCATTTGCTGTCCAATTCTTGGATCAGTAAAGTAAGATGCTACATCTTTTAGCCCTGCATTCTCAATGATACGAGCTAAAGTATTGTAAATATTATTTAAATTAACAACTGGTCCTTGAGCTGAACCTTGTAACTTAATAGCTTCTAGCTGTCTTCCAAGGATGCCATTTAATATTTGTAGTTGTTGATCTCTAGATCCTGTACCTAATCCAACATGAATAGTAACATTGCAACGATCTTTCCATTCCATAGGATTCATAGGTATAAAGTTATTTCTAATTTTAACTATACGTTCTTTGTCTTGATACTTAACTACAAGTTCAAACATCTTCTTAAATAAATCTTTAACACCTGTTTCTGCAAATACTCTTGCAATCAATTCTAATCTCATTTGTGATTGAGATAATATTGTATTAATACCTGATGCAGTTTTATTCAAAGTATCTGTATCCATACCTTGATTGTATTTAGTAATACCACTTCGTTCTTCTTTTACAGTATCAAGATATGTAAGTAATGGAAACGCCTGGTTGCTTAATGGTTGATTCTGCATAGGCATCATAACTTGTCCTGGTGCAGCTTTTGTTCTAACTATTCCTCCAGGTCTGTTTGTTAATAGATCATCAAGATTAACTTGACCATCCATTACAGCTACTCTGTTATTGTTTGTTAAGTACATATTGTCTAGTACTTGTCTTAACACAGTAGACTTAATTAATTGTATATCTTCTACTAACTCAGATACTGATCTACCATAGAATCTATGTGGTACAATTATAGGTGTAACAGAACAGAATGGATGTGAATCAACAGGAACATTATCTAATATTGTATAACCATTATCACCACCACTTGTGATCTTTCTCATTTCTGCTACGCCATCACCATCCATATCAACTTTGATATATGATTCATAAATAATTATTTCTTCTGTAGATTTATCTCCTACAGTTCTATCATAATCATCATCAACATTTCTGTAACGAGTAGATCTTTCTGAATTGTATTGTTCTTTATTTTCAGCAGGTAGATCATAAACAGCGTCATAATCAAATCCCATTTCTATTAAAGAACTTCTAGTCATAGGAACTTTATGACAAACAAAGTTAGCATCTTTTAAAGACTTAGCTTGTCTTTCAATTAAAAATTCTTCAGGTGGAATTGGTTCTATCTTAACACGACCTATTGTTTGTTTTCTAGAAACTACAACATCATGCATCATAGGTGTTTCTAAAGCATCTAGTTGTTCTTGTGCATCAACTGTAGCTAGAGCATCTCCTGCTTCATCTATTTCTTTCTGAGCTTTCTCTTTTTGTTTTACAAATGTTTCACTTATGTACTCAGTATGTTCTATTACTTCTACTCCATCTTCTTCTATTAACATATTAAACTCATCATCAGATAAGTTTTCGTATGTTTCTCTTTCTATCTTTTCAGAATCATCCCAATATACTTTGCATATACCATTCTTTTGTAGCAATGCATCTTTGAACATTGTGTATAAAGCAGTAAAGCCATCATTATCTTTATTAAATATGTGGTTTAAATAATCAGTAGCTTGTTCTGCAATCTGTACATCTTCTCTTGATACAGGTTCTACTTTAACAACATTGTCACTAGCTGTGAATATTCTAAGTAATGGTGGTAATATAGATTCAATAGTATCAGCTACATCAGTAGATACAACTTGTGATCTACCTTCTACCTCATTACCAAATGCTTCACCAAAATAATATTCATTTGATTTGCGTCTAGCTTCTGTAAGTTCAGATGAATAATATCCATAACTGTTCTTAATATGATCACCTAATATTCCTGACAGTTCGTATTCGTCTAGTTGTTTTCCTTTAGCCATATAATTCCTTAAACAATATATCTTGTATCTACATACATTGGTTTAGCCCAATCAGTTCTTGTTGGTCCATCAACAGAACATCCATAGCGAAATGCATCAGCTCCATGTGATGCCCAGTCATGTAGGGGTTTATTTTTAAATGTCTGCATTCTTTCATCAAACTGTTTACGGTATTGTCGCAAACAATCAATACCATATTTACATCTGTTTTTATCAAACCAACAGTTATCTAAATTATTTCTCACAGCTTCGATACCATGATGTACTTCTAACTTAGGACATACTTCAAAGTCAATTCCTAATTCTCTTGCTACTTCTAATCTAGATTTACCAGTACCAAGTTCTCTAGTTGTAATATCGTGTGGTGCAATATGCCTACCATAGTTATAACCTTTAGCTTTTAATTCATTAACATAATACGCTAATGATTCACCAGAGGTTTCTAAATAATCAATCAGGTGTATTTCTGTTCCTGATCTTTGTGCAAACCATATTGAAGTTGAATCACCAATACCTAAATCCCACCATGTCTCTACATCATTGTTAGGATCATATTCAACATCAGTAATACGATCTTCTCGTTCAGCCTTCTGAATCTGTTTTCCGTAATAGGCTCCTGAGACTGCAGCTTGAAAGCTTACTTCAAATTCCTGTTCGTACTGGTCTTCTGGCATTGTAAGCCGAGCTTCTTCAAGTTCATCATCAGATATAACTTCTGTTTCAGATGCTCGATACAATTCAGCATACCAATCACCACCTCGTCTTTTAGCAAGATCATATACTTCCCAGAAATGATTATGACCCATTGGTGTTCCAATGAATATAACATATCCAAGTTTATCTGATATTGCTGGTCGTACAATCTCTGACCAAGTTCGAGGTGACATCAGAGCAAATTCATCTAAGACTACTCCATCAAATCCTAATCCACGAAGTGAGTCTGGATTATCTGCTCCAAATATTTGTATGCGTGATCCATTCCATAGATCTACTTTCAGTTCTGTTTCATGTCGTTTGCCACCAAGTTTCATTAAGGGTTCTGTATATTCTTTTAAATAGTCGTAAGCGACTGCCTTACCCTGGCGATATGTTGGTGCTATATACGCCAATCTTGCATTTTGTTTTTCACAAGCAGTCATCACTAAGTGATTAACTGCAAGAACTGTTTTGCCAAATCGTCTATGACAAACTAAAACATTAAATCGTTTTAGCTCGTTGTGTATTTTTTCCTGTAGAGGTCTTGGCTCGTAAGGAATATGTATTTCCATTATTTCTTTTTACGCCATCCTATTGTAACTGCAATAGGTTTATCTTCATCTCCTGAAATAGTTTTATTAACTGATGCCAATTTAGAATGAACAAATGGTGCAGCTTCCTTTGCTGCCCACATTTTCTTTTCAATAGATACTTTAGGATTATTCAACATATTCAACATATACTTTAAAGGTGTAGTCTGTCCTTTACCAAGTTCTGCTGCTAAGCGTTCTGCTTTTGTTCCTGCTTTAATTCCTTTAGGTCTAGCCATTACGATAACAATCCCATCATATTTGCCATAAGCATTTTATTTAATTGTTTTGGACCCATTGTCATATTGCCTGGAGTTATATTTCTTTTAGGCATACCCATTGGATCTACTCCTGGTCTAAAGTTTGGCGTTATTGCACCTGGCATCATGTTTGGACCAGCTGGTATGTTAGGCATCTTAGGCATATTATCACCTGGATAAAAAGGTTGTGGTACTTGCTTAGCTTCAGGGAATCTTTGTGACATATTTTGCAATGTAGGAAATAATTTGTTCATAGTAGGTGAACCTTTAAGTGCATCCTGTCTAATCTTGTCCATAATGTTAGGACCAAATTCTCCTTGTACTGCGTTCATGATTTGTTCTGCTCTTGGTCCTTTGATTTCTCCACGAAATACTTTTACTGCATCTAGATATAGTTGTTGTTCGCCTTGGTCACCAAACTTCATGTAGTCTTTCATGTTTACTTTAGGTTTGATTCCAAATATTTTCATAATATCTGCGTTTGTTTTTACATCCATACCATCAAACTTAGAGTTTGGACCTACAACTTTGTTGTCTTTTATTTCAACGACATCATTATCAACAGTAGCTAATTTTATTGACATAGTTTCTCCTTATATATTAACAATTCCAAGCTCGTAATGATTTATTTATTCTAGAGTTTGGATCTCGTGCAGTCTTTGCACTTGTGAGTTTCTTTTTCATGCCTTTCATTCTAGCACAGAAAGATGCTCTGCGTTTATTACCCTTTTTTTTGCTGGGAGCTTTTAGTTTACCGCCAGTAGCTTTGTTATAACTAGCTCTACCCTTGGCATTCAATCCACCTGACTTGCTTTTACCTGCTTTTCTTTGCCATGCTGGTGTTTTATAAGCCATTTATCTGTATCTCCTAGTTTTTTTAGCAATACTCTTGGGTTGTTTAACGTGTTGTTTACCTTTTTTAGTACCTTTGCGCTTGGCTCTGCTTGTTGCTGCGTATTCAGCAGGTGTCAAAGCCTTAATTGCAGCAGAAGGTAGGTATCTTTCTCCTGTCTTAGCAGAAGGTTTACCAGATTTGGTACGCCATTTCTGTTTAGTCCAGTTCTTTAGCGATTTTTGTGACTTCTTGAGAGCCATTATCGGTAGCCACCACCTGCTGCCTTATAAGATTTGGCTAACATCTGGGCTTTTCGTGCAGACCATTGTCCTGGTTTGCCACCCTTGCTACCTGCCTTGATGCGGTTGAACAATCTCTTACGCATTGTTGGCTTGGTGTAGTTACCTGCCTTGTTTACTGTACTCTTTTTAGCCATTATTCATAAACTTCTTTGATTTACCTTGGATCATTTTTAAAAGTCCTTTTACAATTTCATTATTAAAGCTATCTGCTTCAGGAGAATTGATTAACTTTTTAAAATCTTTCAGCTTATTTTTTAATTTTGGTTCTGCCATTTTTCATTCCTTTAGTTTTTGTCTTTTTTTTAGATTTCATGATCTTATCTTTTAAGAATTTAGGTAATGTCTTCTGCTTTTGAGTAAGCATTACTTCATGCCTCGCATCATTTTCTTTTTAGTCTTCTTCTTCATGTTTTTCTTCTTAGCTCTTTTCTTCATTCCGTTCATTTTTCTCATGGTATAGTCTCCTGTATGATTGTCGTTTGAGTACGGTGTCAGAATAGTATTCTTGACTCCAGTTATTATAGTATCCGATTTTAGCTAGAGCTGCCGAGGCATCTTCTAGTTCTTTGAATGGCTGGATAAGTACCATAAAGAATTCATTCTCTGGTTGCCAATCCCCTTCCATAAACCCCTCGTCTTCTTCTTCAGGGTATGAGGGCATTAGATAGGTGTTTAAAGGCACATAGATGTGGTTTAAAGCGTGTATATAGTCATGTAGGGTATCTGGGGTCATCTCCATATCAGAACACGCCAGAATAATCAATTTTAAGCGATTCTCATGCAAACCCCCTGCCTCGGTAATTACCTCTTGGAGGAAGTCCTCTGCCTTCTCAACCTCTACAATCTTTATTTCATTATTGAGTCTGGCTTGTTTAGCGTACGGACATATGGGGAACTTGCCACGCTTCGGTTCAATATGTTCTATTGCCCATGATAATATATCTTCTGTGATTGTTCTCATGCTGTAGTGTGGGGAGTACAGAAAGGATCTAACAAACCCCCCACTCCTTGAATATCGTTAAGTATCGCTTCAATGTCAACACTTTGTTTGGATACCTCCTATATATATTGTTACCTCACCATCTATATTATTACGCCCCATGCCGTTCTAAAACCCCCCTCCTTCTTTTTCTGTATTGAGTTGGCTACGCCAACCCTTTCCGACCTCATTTATCTCTATGGTATCGTTCGTCTTTCTTCTCTCTGGCTTTTGTTTTGCGGTACGCAACGACACGAATAAATGTCGTATCCGAACGACAGTCGGCTGATGGGAACGAGAGTTCCCCTCAGACTCCCCTTACTTTATACTCTACTGTGTAAGTATCAATCAATATATGTGTTATTATTATATTTACATCTGGGCGATTACGCTCCCTCGTAAACTCAGTCACTATCGCTTTCACCTCATGTCATATCGTATGACATTCGGCGAATACTTCGTCATCTTTATTACGAAGTACCAGATACTTTCGAAGCGCCTTACCAGGCGGTGGTTATATATGCTATATATATTATCACGAGCGTAAATGAGATTCCTCGCTAAGCTCGGACTCCTCACGAATCACATTGTTTATAAGGGTGATTCGCCCTACGGGATGACATCTCGTGACACCCTTCGGGTGCATATATATTTTATTTTTATGTATATGTATTTTTAAATTATAAATAAAGGAGATAAATTATGATTAATGAAACTAATACAGTCTATGAAGTTATTGAACAATACTGGATTGATATGCATAATATATGTATGGAAAGTAATCCTACTAGAAAGTCTTTAACTCTAGGACAGATATTCTGTAATGGTGCATACTATCAAGCTTGTAATGGTTTGAACTTTGCACTAGGACAGATTGATTTACTAGTGAATGGTAATCCTAATAGTGTTGGTAAGTCTTCAGATATAAACAAACTATCTGTTAAAGAGTTATCATCTCAGTATGAATCTACTAATCTAGATTTCTATGAGACAGCTTTGATGTTCAGAAGTACTAGGATTACTGAGTTGAATGAACAAGTTGAACTCAATGAGTTGATCAAACAAAG